ATGATCGTGCGCACGCTGCAAAGCGACACGGTCGACGCGCTGTGCTGGCGGCACTACGGCCGCACGGACGGCACCGTCGAAACCGTGCTCGAGGCCAATACCGGCCTCGCCGATCTTGGCGTCGTGCTGCCGGCCGGCACGCCCGTCTACCTGCCGCCGCTCGACACCGTGTCGAGCACGAAACCGCTGCTGCAACTGTTTGACTGACCCTGGAACGCCGCCATGGCCGAACCGAATACCACCACCGCCGCGGGGCTGTCGACCGCGATCGGGCTCGCCGGCCTCGCGCCCGGCATCGACGGCAACGCGCTGATCGGCGCGTTCACCGGCGCGGCGCTCGTCGTCGTCACGTCGAAGGAGATCGGCGTCGCGCGGCGCGCGGCCTACCTGCTGATTTCGCTCGTGATGGGCTATCTCGCCGCACCGGAAATCGTCAGCGCCACGCCGATCCATTCGACGGGCGTCGCCGCGTTCTTCGCGGCCGCGCTCGTGATCGCCGTCACGCTGCAGCTCATCGAGCGGGTCAAGACCCTCGACCTGCTCTCGCTGTTCCGCAAAGGGGGATGACATGCACGTCCCGCTCGCGCTGATCGCCCTCGCCGCGCACCTCGCCGCGCTCGTGCGCGTGCTCGCCTACCGGCGCAACGGCGCGCGGCACCGGCGCCATGTGTCGTGGGTCGCGTGGGCCCTCGTCGTGGTGACGGGCGGCGCATCGATCGAGCTGCTGCTGCATGCCGCATCCGTCGGCTTCTTCGAAGCGGCCACGGCGGTCCTGCTGGCGATGTTCGTGTACGGCGCGCGCGGCAACGTCGCGCGCCTTCTGCGGAGAGAGTGAATCATGAAAACCCGCCGCCTCGGCGACCACGGCGACGACGTGGGCCTGCTGCAACGCCGCCTGATCCGCGCAGGTTATCCGGTGCAGGTCACGCATATCTATGACACGGCCACCGAAGCCGCCGTCATTGCGCTGCAACGGAAAACCGGCCTCGTCGACGACGGAATCGCCGGCCCCAAGACGTACGCCGCGCTCGCCACCGGCCAGCGCGATCCGCAACACCTGGCGCTCGCCGATCTCGACCGCGCCGCGCGCACGCTCGGCGTGCCGCTCGCCTGCGTGCGCGCGGTCAACGAAGTCGAATCGCGCGGCGCCGGCTTCCTGCCCGACGGCCGGCCGGTCATCCTGTTCGAGCGGCACATTTTCTGGAAGCGGCTGCAGGCGCGCGGCATCGATCCGGCGCCGTTCGCGGCGAAGCAGCCGGACATCGTGTCGCAAACGCGCGGCGGCTATCGCGGCGGCACCGCCGAATACACGCGCCTCGCCGCGGCCGAAGTGATCGACGCCCGCGCGGCGTGGGAGTCCGCGAGCTGGGGCGCGTTCCAGGTGATGGGCTATCACTGGCAACGCCTCGGCTATGCAGGCATCGACGACTTCGTCGCGCGCATGGAAAGCGGCGAAGCGGAACACCTCGACGCGTTCGTGCGGTTCGTCGCCGCGGACGCCGGGCTGCTCGCCGCGCTGCGCACCCGGGACTGGGCCGCGTTCGCGCGCGGCTACAACGGGCCCGATTACGCGGCGAACCTCTACGACGTCAAGCTCGCGCGCGCCTACGACCGGTATGCGTCGCAGCCCGTTGCGCCGGCCGACGACGCCGACGCCGCGGCGGCGGCATGAGCGAGCTCGCCGCGAAACTCGTCGCCGGGATGCTCGTGCTTGCCGCCTGCGCGGCGGCCGCGCTGTACGTGCGCGCGCTGCATGCCGATCTGGCCGCCGCCCGGCAGCAACTCGCGGACGCGCGGCAGGGCCTGGCCGACCGTGACGGCACGATCCGGCGCCTGCAGCAGGACGCCGCCGACCGCGCCAGACAGCAAGCGCGGCTCGACCGCACGCAGAACGCGATCGCGTCGAAGCTCGACGCCGTTCGACTTGAAAACCGGAGATTGATCGATGAAAACGCCGCGCTTCGCGCCTGGGCTGACGCTCGTTTGCCTGACGACGTTGTCCGCCTGCAAGCCACTCCCGCTCTCACCGGCGCCGACGATTACGTCGGAAGCCTGCCAGACGGTCAGCCCGTGCACGCTGCCGGCGCTCGCGCCGCGCACCAACGGTGAGCTCGACGCGGCGCTCACGACCGTCAAGGCAGCGTGGGCGACGTGCGCGGCCAAGGTCGACATGATCGCGACGTGCCAGGCCAAATCGCAGCCTGCCGATAACGGAGAGCATCCGCATGAATAAGCCTGACAGCCTGCGGCGCGCGCTCGCCGCCGCGGTTCCCGCGCTCGGGACCGACCCGGGCAAGCTGACCGTGCTCGTCGAGCAAGGGTCGCTCGCCGCGACCGGCACGCTGACGCCGTCGTTCGAATACCGGTACACGGCCCGCGTGCTCGCGCCGAATTTCACCGGCGACGCGGACCCCGTGTTCGTCGCGCTGGTCGAATGGGTGCGCTCGAACCAGCCGGACCTCGTGACGAACCCCGCCGCGCGCGCCGACGGCATCACCTTCGAGATGAGCGTGCGCGATCCGGCCGCCGTCGATCTGTCGATCAAGCTTGCGTTGACGGAAAGCGTCGTCGTGACGACCGGACCGGACGGCAAGCAGGTCATCACGCACGTCGACGACACGCAGGTCGACCCGGCGAATACGCTGACGTGGGTCGCGCTGCCGCAGCGAGGTGCCGCATGACGGCCGCCGCGCTCATCGATCTGTCGAGCCTGCCCGCCCCCGACGCGCTCGAGGCGCTCGATTTCGAAACGCTGTACGCACGCCGGAAGGCCGCGCTGATCGCGCTCTGGCCCGCTGACGACCAGGTCGAAATCGCGGCGACGGTCGCGCTCGAATCCGAGCCGCTCGCGCGCCTGCTGCAGGAAAACTGCTATCGCGAACTCGTGCTGCGCCAGCGCATCAACGACACCGTGCGTGCCGTGATGCTCGCGTTCGCGAAGGGCAGCGACCTCGACCAGCGCGCGGCGCTGTTCGGGATCGAACGGCTCGTCGTCACGCCGGCCGACCTTCCCAACAATATTCCGGCCGTCTACGAGGACGACGCGTCGCTGCGCCGTCGCATCCAGCTTGCGCCGCAGGGCTTCAGTGTGGCCGGCCCGGCTGCCGCGTACGAATCGAAGGCGCTTGCCGTCGACGGCCGCCTGCTCGATGCGAAGGCCACGCGCCCGCAGCCGGGCGACGTGCTCGTCACGCTGCTGTCGCGCGACGGTGACGGCACGGTGGACGATGCGCTCTGTCGCGCCGTCGAGTCCGCGCTGTCGGCCGAGGATCAACGGCCGCTGAACGACACCGTGCTCGCGCGCCCGGCCGAGATCGTCCGCTACCGCATCCGCGCGAAGGGCTATACGCGCTCGCCGGTCGGCGCCGACGTGCTGATCGCCCAGGCGACGAAGAACGCCCGCGCGTATGCCGACAAGGTGCGCCGCCTCGGCGTCGGCGTCGCGGAATCGGCGATCAAGGGCGTCTGCCAGGCCGCGGGGCTGTCGAAGACCGAGCTGATCGAGCCGGCCGGCGACCTCGCGATCGGCCCGACGCAGGCGTCCTGCTGCGTCGACGTCGTCATCGAATACGGCGGCATCTATGAGTGAGCTGCTGCCGCCGAACGCGACGCCGCTCGAGCGGCGCGCCGCGAGTGCGCTGGCTGCCGCCGAGTGCCTGCCGGTTCCGATCCGCGATTACTGGAATCCGGATCGCTGCGAGGCGGCCCTGTTGCCGTATCTCGCCGCCGAGGTGTCGGTCGACGGGTGGGAGCTCGCCGAGTCCGACGATGCGCGCCGCGCGCTCGTCCGGGGCGCGATCCAGCTGCACCAGAAGCGCGGCACGCCGTGGGCGGTGCGCGAAGTGATCCGCCGGCTCGGCTTCGGCGAGGTGACGATCGTCGAGGGCCGGCGCGTGCGCCGGCGCGACGGGTCGACGACCTACAACGGCGACTACGTGCACGGCCGGGAGACGGCGTGGGCGGAATACATCGTCAAGCTGTCGCGGCCGATCACGCGCGACCAGGCGGACAACCTGAAGGCGGTGCTGGAGCGCTATGCGCCGCGACGCTCGATGCTGGCGTCGCTCGACTACCGCGAGGCACCGATTCGCTACAACGGCTTCGCGCATCGCGACGGCCAGTACAACAGAGGGAGTATCAAGTCATGACTGACCTGGTTGAAAGCTCGACCTGGACACCCGGCATCCGCCAGTTCGAAACGTCCGATCCGGTTGAAGGCGGGCCGGATGGGATCGACAACGTGCCGTTGCGGCAGTTGGCAAATCGGACGCGGTTTTTGAAGGACCGGCAGGATGCGCACGAGGGCGCCGTCGATCCGTATCCGCAATACGCGACGAAAGCGGATCTCGCGCAGAAGGTGGCGGCGCTCGTCGATCAGTCGCCCGAGGCGCTCAATACGCTCCGGGAGCTGGCGAATGCGCTCGGCAACGATCCGAGTTTTGCGACGACGATGACGAATGCGCTGGCGCAGAAGGCGCCGATCGAGTCGCCGGTTTTTACGGGGGTACCGAAGGGGACGACGGCGGCGCAGTTTGATAGCAGCACGAGGCTGGCGACGACGGCTTTTGTGCAGCGTTCCTTGGGAAACTTCCAAGCCATCGCGAGTGTCTCGTCAGCTGTAATGTTGACGGCTGCCGATGCCGGCAAGGCGTTCACGCTTAACACCGGGGCGAGTGTCACGCTTCCGTTGTTCTCGTCCGTACAGCAGGGAGCGTCATTCCTGTTCATTAATGCCGGCCCGACTACGACGATTTCTCGTCAGGGAACTGATCTAATCTTTGGGCCAAGCGCGGCACAGAATGGCTCTTTGGTTAGTAACGCAACAGCCGTCACCCTTCAGACTGGTGATTGGTGCGTCGTTACGGCAATGGTCGCGTGGGAAGTGACGGCAGGTTCCCCACTTCTGACACTCAACAATGGGGCTTTCGGCGCGGTTCTTCTGACCAATGGTTACCAGAAGCTGCCGAGCGGGTTGATTATCCAGTGGGGAACACTTGCCTGTGGCGCTGCCACGTCTGGAAGCATCACATATCCGATCGCATTCACGACGACTGCGTTATGCATGCAAATCTGCAGCTATAACGATTCGCACGGGACAAATGAAATTGCCTGGTTGACGACGTCCGCGTCAATTAAGACCACGTTGACCTTCGGTGCAGCGAATACAAACAGCGCGTCGTCTGTTCGCTGGATGGCCATCGGGTACTGAGGCGCAAATCATGGGTCAGAAATTAGCTGCATACGATATAGCGGGCGACATCGTTGCTTTCTACGATACCGTCGACAGTCCAGCTCCGCAGGGGATGCCTGTCGTCGACATCAGTAACGAGCAATGGCTCCAACTCATCAGAGCTCAATCGGCCGGAAAACGCCTTGTCGTCGATGGTGACGGGAAGCCTGCCGCACTCGATCCTCTTCCGCCGACGCGAGCCGCGATTGCAAGCGTCAAGCGCGCGCAGCGCGACTTGGCACTTACCGCGACCGATTGGCTCGCGTCGCGCCACCAAGACGAAAAGCTGATCGGAAACGGTACGACGCTTTCGGCTGCACAGTTCTCGACGCTCATCAAATACCGTCAAGCGCTGCGCGATATCAGCGATGCCGACGGCTGGCCGTATATTGATCCTCCGCCGGCACCGGACTTCGTGCCCCGGATTGCTTGATTCCCCTTCCCCATCGGCGAACGCGGCATCGACAGCACGCCGCAGGATCACCAACACGGCGTACGCGTCATTGAGATCAACGATCGCGCCCGCCGGATCCGCATCACCTGGCCGTCCGTCGTCGGCATCTTCTGCTCGGCCGACGACGACGCCATCGCATTCCCACCCCACACGCAGGTTCTTCTGACCGACGTCGGCGTCGCACGACTTCCCTTGCACGCTTGATGCGCATCTCCATCACCTACCACTCCAGGTCGATGCATAGGGCGGAAACGCCATGTTCCGCGAACGCCTCGTTCATGCAATGAACCCTGCCTGTCGCGCAATTCCTCCAGAACAGTGGATCCACGCGCTCCGGCGTCTTGCTCCACGTAACGATTCCACGAAACTTCAGCCCGGCCGCGATCAAGGCATCGGTCAGTGCACGCGTTCCAGCTCCCAAAACGCAGAGAAGAAGCGCGTAACCTTCCTCGCGCCCATCACCACGCCCATCGATTCGCGATTCCCCACACACGTCACCCCACCCACCTAACGCCCCTTCCGTCCACGCCGCCACGACACACGCAATCGCTCGCCCCACAAGCCCCCGCCCGGCACCATGACCACATGGACGCTAACGAAATTCAACGGCAGGCACGCAACGCGGTGCGCAAAGGCACGATCCTCGCGGTCGACCACGCGGCCGCGCTGTGCCGCGTCTCGGTCGGTACTCCCGACGAAGACGGCGGCGGACTGCAGACCAACTGGATTCCGTGGATCGCCTGCACCGCGGGCACCACGCGCGAGTGGCTGCCGCCGACTCCGGGCGAGCAGGTCGTGCTGCTCTGCCCGATGGGCGATCCGGCCCAGGGCGTCGCGCTGCGCGGCCTCTACTCCGACGCCGCCCCGGCGCCGGCGTCGAGCCCCGACACCCACACGCGCGTCTATCCCGACGGCGCGAGCGTCGCGTACGACCACGCCGCGCATGCGCTCAAGGCAGAACTGCCCGCCGGCGCAACCGTGCTCGTCGTCGCACCAGGCTCGGTCACCGTGCAGACGAAGGACGCGACCGTGCGCGCCGAGACCATCACGCTCGACGCGCAGCAGACCACCTGCACCGGCGCGATGACGGTCAAGGGGCCGCTCGCGTTCGAGTCCGGCATGACCGGCAAGGGCGGCGCAGGCGGCGCCACGATGCAGATCGACGGCGCGGCCAGCTTCACCCGAGAAGTGACTTCGCAAGGCATCAGCCTCCCGCATCACACGCATCGCGAACAAGGCGATGGACAACTGGTGAGCCAACCGCAATGAAGGGCATGAACGCGACCACCGGCCGCTCGATTTCGGGCCTCGGCCACTTCTACCAGTCGATCGGCAAGATCGTGACGACGCCGCTCGCGTCGTGCGTGAAGCGCCGCACGTTCGGCTCGGAACTGCCCGACCTGATCGACGCGCCCGGCAACGGCGCGATGCGCACGCGCCTCTATGCGGCCGTCGCGACGGCGCTGATGCGCTGGGAGCCGCGCCTCACGCTGACCCGCGTCGTGCTCGCCGCGGACGACTCGAACGCCGCCGCCGGCGCGATCTATCTCGACATCGAAGGCTGGACGAGCGAGAGCGGCACTGCCGTGACGACGCGCGTGCCGGTCGCGCAAGGGAGCCCGGCATGAGCGTGACCCCGATCGACCTCTCGCAGCTGCCGTCGCCCGACGTCGTCGAGACGATCGACTACGAAACGCTGCTGGCCGAGCGCAAGGCGCGGCTCGTGTCGCTGTATCCGGCGGCCGAGCAGGCCGAGATCGCCGCCACGCTCGCGCTCGAATCGGAGCCGATGGTGAAGCTGCTGCAGGAAAACGCGTACCGCGAGCTCGTGCTGCGGCAGCGCGTGAACGACGCCGCGCGCGCGGTCATGCTCGCGTATGCGATCGGCGAGGACCTCGACCATCTCGCGGCGCTGTTCGGCATCCGCCGCCTGACGATCACGCCCGCCGCCCCGGAACACAACGTTGCAGCGGTCATGGAGAGCGACACCGACCTGCGCGCCCGCACGCAGCTCGCGCCGCAAAGCTTCTCCGTCGCCGGCCCCGAAGGCGCGTACGTCTCGCATGCGCGCAACGCGGACGGCCGCGTGCTCGACGCGTCGGCGGTCAGCCCCGCCCCGTGCGAAGTGCTCGTCACCGTGCTCGCGCGCGACGGCGACGGCACGGCGGACCAGAAACTGGTCGACGCCGTGACGACCGCGCTGCAGGCCGACGACGTGCGGCCGCTCACCGACAAGGTGACGGTGCGCGCCGCGGAAATTCTGCGTTACGCGATCCGCGCGCGGCTGGTGTTCTTCGCCGGACCGGATCGTGCGGTGGCGCTCGCACAAGCCAACAAGGCGATGAAGAAATACGCGGACGACATGCACCGGCTCGGCATGGAAGTCACGCTGGACGGCATCTACGCGGCCGCACGCGCGGCAGGCGTGCAGAAGGTGATCCTCGAAAGCCCGCTCGCCGGCATTCCGGCGACGAAGCAACAGGCGCCGTACTGCACCGGGATCGAGCTGATCGACGGCGGGGTGTACGTCAATGACTGACATCCTGCCGCCGAATGCGACCCGGCTCGAGCGCAACCTCGCCGCCGTGAATGCGCGCGTCGACGATGTGCCGACGCCGCTCGCGATGCTGATGAACCCGGACGCCATCCGGTCCGACCTGCTGCCGTGGCTCGCGTGGCATCTCGGCGTCGACGCATGGAAGGACTACTGGCCCGAGCACGTGAAGCGCGCCCGTGTCAGGCAGGCGATTCCGATCGCGCGCCGCAAGGGCACTGCCGCGGCCGTGCGCGAAGTCGTCGCGACCTTCGGCGGCAACCTCGTGCTGCGCGAATGGTTCGAGCAGACCCCGCCGGGCCTGCCCGGCACGTTCGACGTCGTGATGACGGTCAGCGGCCAGGAGGGGGAGCCGCCGACCGCCGAATACGTCGCCGACATCCTCGCGGAAATCGACCGGACCAAGGCGGTACGCGCGCACTACACGTTCACGCAGGGTTTCGCGATGCGGGGCCGGCAACGGGTCGGCGCCGCCGCGCGCGTGGCGACCTACCGACGCATGAACCTCACCGACAACTGATCGCACATGGCAACCCAGATCCTCATCACCGACGCCGGCCGCGCCGCGCTCGTCGCACCAGGCAACGGCGGCACGAACGCCCACCAGGTCGTGGCAATCGGTCTTGCGAACGCGCCCTTCGTCGCCGAAAAGGGGCTCACGAAGCTGCCGAACGAGCTGAAGCGCATCACGACGTTCGGCGGCGCCAAAATCGCGCCGGACACGATTCACGCGACGCTGAAGGACGACACGGCGGACCAGTACTCGCTGTACGGGTTCGGTCTCTACCTCGAGAACGGCGTGCTGCTGGCCGCCTACGGCCAGGCAACGCCGATCATGGAGAAGTCGCCGGCCGCGCTGCTGCTGCTGTCGACCGACCTGCAGTTCGCAACGATCGACGCGACGCAGCTCGTGTTCGGCGATGCGTCGTTCCTGAATCCGCCGGCGACGACCGAGCGGCAAGGTGTGGTGGAGCTGGCGACGCAGGCGGAGGTGAACGCGGGCGCCGACGATACGCGCGCGCTGACGCCGAAGACCGCCGCGTCGCGATACGCGGCCCTGACCGGCGCGAAGTTCACCGGCCCCGTCGTCACCGAGTTCGATGCGGGTCCGGACACCGCGCACATCACCGTTCGCCCGCCATCAGGCAAGACCGGCCGGGAAAGCCGGGTACGCCTGCACGGCACGTTCGGCGGCAACAACGCCGATATGGGGACGCGCCTGATCGCGACGGTGCGGGCGGGTTTCGACAATGGGGCGTGGGGGCGCGAATACGTCGATCTCTGGCTCAACAAGACCGCCAACGATCCCGAGACCGATGCGAACCAGGCACGCGCCGTGCGCATCACCTACGGCGGCCGCGTGCTCGTCGGCGACGTCGCGAACGACGACGGCCGCAACGTGATCCAGGCCGGCGGAAGCGCCACATTCAAGGGCGGGGTGACGTCACGTGAGCTGGATGCCGGAGGCGCGAATTTCCGGATGACGTGCGGCGACTACGGCGCGTTCTGGCGCAATGACAGCACGAACGTCTATCTGCTTTCGACGAAGAAAGGTGATCCGGATGGCACGTTCAATGACTACCGGCCGTTCACGCTAAATCTTGAAACCGGGCGCGTCACGATTGACAACGGAGGTTCCGGCACGTGGATCGGCGGGGACCTTTCGGTCGGCCGCACCGCACCCGAAGCACGCATCAGAGTCGGCCCCATCGACGGTTACCTCTACGGCAATACCAAGTCGTTTGGCTGGTACACCGGTAACACTGGCTCGTTCCAGTATTTCGTGGACGACCATACCTTCCGGATCGACGGCAAGCCGGTCTGGCACACCGGAAACCTGACGCCGCTCGACCGCGCGACGGGCGGCACGATGACGGGCGACCTCCGGTTCGACCCAGGCAAGCGGATCTTCCTGTCCGAAGGCAGCGCGCAGGCGCCGTCGCTCACGTTCATCAACGACGGGGCACCGGACACGGGCCTGTATCACACTGCCGATGGAGTGTTCGGCGTCACCTGCAACTCGATCCCGCAGGTTTCGTTCACGCCGGGCGGCACCACCTTCCAGACGCCCGTGCTGGGCCCGACGCCCGCCACTGGCGATCGTTCGAAGGCGTTCGCCACGACCGAATGGGTACTGGCCGCCCTCTCGACGACGGCCGTCGGCCAGATCGTATTCGAACCTCGCACGACGGCGCGCGCCGGATTCCTGAAAGCCAACGGCGCACTCGTCAATCGCGTCGACTATCCCGCGCTGTGGGCATACGCGCAGGCAAGCGGCGCCCTCGTGTCGGAAGCGGAATGGGGCAACGCACGGTGGGGCTGCTTCTCTACCGGCGACGGTGCGACGAACTTCCGCGTTCCTGAACTCCGCGGGGAATTTCTGCGCTGCTGGGATGACGGCCGCGGCGTTGAGACAGGACGCGTCATCGGCAGCCAGCAGGGTTTCCAGAACGCATTTCATAGCCACGGAGCGAGCGCGAGCGCAGTCGGCGATCACGCGCACAACGCCTGGACGGACACGCAGGGATGGCATGGCCACCCGGTCGGCCAGGACGCGCACGCGCACGGCGTCGGCCTCGGCGCCGACGCCGCCTACGGAACGAGCGTCGGCCGCGCATACGGTCCGGACAACGGCCGCCAGTTCGCCATCTCGACCGACGCCGCAACGATCAATGTCTGGGTCGGGGGCGACGGCAACCACGGACACAACGTCGGCATCGGCGGTTCGGGCGCGCACTCGCATGCGATCACGGTCAACGGCGACGGCGGCAACGAAGCACGGCCTCGCAACGTCGCGCTGCTCGCAATGATCCGCGCTTACTAGGAACAGGGACAAACATGTTGATTCACAACTTCGATGCAGCTACGGGGCAATACCTGTCGAGCAATCTGGCCGACCTCGACCCGATGAATCCGGATCGATGGCTGATCCCGGCGTTCAGCACGTCCGATCCGCTGCCGGAACGCCCTCAGAGAACCTGGCCATTCCGCCGGAACGACGCCTGGGTGCTGCTGCCGGACTATCGCGGGCAGATCCTGTATCGACGGGACAACGGCGAGCCGGCCGAAATCACGGCGGCCGGTACGACACCGGACGAACATGGCCTGACCGAGATGCGTCGCCCTTCGGACGACCACGTGTGGCGCGCCGGGGAATGGGTGATCGATTCCGCGCGCGTCGCAGAGAAGAAGCATGCCGCGGCGATGGCCGAATTCGAAACCCGGATGGCCCGTGCGCGGAGCGAGAACCGTGGCAAAGCCGATGCGTTCGCGGCCAAGCGGCTGTCACGCGAAGCGGCCTATTACTTCCTCGCCTGGACGGACTACCAGCTCGAACTGGTGCGCGTGATCGAGTCGGACGATTTCCCGACGACGGCAAACTGGCCGGCCGAACCGACTCCATACGCAGTGGCGTGCGGGCCGATGCTGGCCGAATACGCAGCCCGCATCGCAAAAGCGCGCACCTTTCTCGATGTGAACGCCGACGCATTTGCAAAAGGCGCGCTGCCGCCCGTCGATCAACTCAACTATCGGGCGTGGAAGGCATACGCCGATGCGCTGGAGCGCGCGGTCGACAACGCGCTTTCAGACCAGCACGTCGTGTGGCCGGACGAGCCGACACCGCTCACGAATCCGGCGCACGAAGCGCCGGAAAGCCATGACGAGACAACGTAACACCGGCTGCGAGACGACTCGCAATCCACATCGAACGTGACCCGTCTCGTTCCCGTTTTCACCCACCACAGGAGCCACCCCCATGCCGCAGGATTACCACCACGGCGTACGCGTCATCGAAATCAACGAAGGCACCCGTCCGATCCGCACGATCTCGACGGCCGTACTCGGCATCGTCTGCACGGCAGACGACGCCGACGCCACCGCCTTCCCGCTCAACACCCCGGTCCTGCTGACCAACGTCGTCGCCGCGCTCGGCAAGGCCGGCAAAAAAGGCACGCTGCGCCGCACGCTCGACGCGATCGGCCGCCAGACCAAGCCCGTCACGATCGTCGTGCGCGTCGCCGAAGGCAAGGACGCCGCCGAGACGAACACCAACGTGATCGGCGCCGTCACCGCCGACGGCAAGTACACCGGCATGAAGGCGCTGCTCGGCGCGCAGTCGCGCTTCGGCGTGAAGCCGCGCATCCTCGCGGCGCCGGGCCTCGACACGCAGCCGGTCGCCGCCGCGTTCGCGACGATCGCGCAGTCGCTGCGCGCGTTCGCCTACGTGTCGGCCAACGGCGCCAAGACGAAGGAAGAAGCCGTTGCATATCGCAAGCAGTTCAGCCAGCGCGAAATCATGGTGATCTGGCCGGACTTCCTCGCGTGGGACGACACGACCAACTCGACCGTCGTCGTGCCGGCCACCGCGTACGCCGCGGGCCTGCGCGCGAAGATCGACAACGACACGGGCTGGCACAAGACGCTGTCGAACGTCGGCGTGAACGGGGTCACGGGCATCAGCGCGGACGTGTCGTGGGATCTGCAGGATCCGGCGACGGACGCCGGCTACCTGAACGAGCAGGACGTGACGACGCTCGTGAACCGCAACGGCTTCCGCTTCTGGGGCTCGCGCACGTGCTCGGACGATCCGCTGTTCGCGTTCGAGAACTACACGCGCACCGCCCAGGTCATCGCGGATTCGATCGCCGAAGCGCAGATGGCCATCATCGACGGCCCGCTCAATCCTTCGCTGCCGCGCGACATCATCGAGACCATCAACGGCAAGTTCCGCGAATGGACGTCGCAGGGCTACCTGATCGGCGGCTCGGCCTGGTACGACCCGGAGCCGAACACGACCGACGTGCTGAAGTCCGGCAAGGCGTATCTCGACTACGAGTACACGCCGGTTCCGCCGCTCGAAAACCTGATGCTGCGCCAGCGCATCACCGACCGCTATCTCGCCGATTTCGCCGCGCGCGTGAGCGCGTAACAGTCGGCCTCACCAGGAGTCAAACACGATGGGTATGCCTCGCAAACTCAAGGGATTCAACCTGTTCCAGAACGGCGAGAACTTCGTCGGCCAGGTTGTCGAAGTCACGCTGCCGAAGCTCACGCGCAAGATGGAGGACTACCAGGGCGGCGGCATGAGCGGCCCGATCAAGGTCGACTTCGGGCAGGAAGGGATCCAGCTCGAATGGACCTGCGGCGGCTTCATGCGCTCCGTGCTCGGCCAGTACGGCATCACGAAGCACGACGGCGTGCTGCTGCGCTTTGCCGGCGGCTACCAGGCCGCGGATTCGACCAGCGTCGACGCGGTCGAGATCGTCATCAAGGGCCGTCACAGCGAAATCGACATGGGCACCGCGAAGCCGAAGGACGACACCACGTTCAAGGTCACGACCGTCGCCAGCTACTACAAGCTGTCCGTCAACGGCGTGGACCTGATCGAGATCGACTTCATCAACATGATCGAAAAGTACAACGGCACCGACCTGTTCTCGGCGCTGCGCAACGCGATCGGCCTGTAAGCCGCGGCCCGGCCGGGCCTCCCCGGCCGGGCCCGCCCGCTGTATTCCCTTCATCACCGCCAGGACCACCATGTATCCGACCCAATCCGAACAAGCCGCGACCGACCTGCAGGTTGACGCGCCCGCTGCAGCCGTCGCCGAGGCAGCGCCCGTGCAGGACGATCCGGCCACGCACACGCTCGACACGCCGCTCGTGCGCGGCAACCAGACGATCACGACGATCACGCTGCGCAAGCCGAATTCGGGCGAGCTGCGCGGCGTATCGCTGTCCGACCTCGTCAGCCTCGACGTCGTCGCGCTGTCGAAGGTGCTGCCGCGCATCAGCTCGCCGATGCTGACCGAAGCCGACGTCGCCAGCATCGACCCCGCCGACCTCGTGCAACTGGGGGGCATCTTCGCTGGTTTTTTGATGCCGAAGGCCGTGAAATCCCGACTGGCCTCCCAGACCGCATAGAAGACCCGATGGCGGACATCGCGGCGGTGTTCGGCTGGACACCGCCCGTGATGGACGTCTTCAGCCTGGCCGAGCTGATGGACTGGCGCGAGCGCGCGCGAGTGCGCGCCGGCGCCGAATGAGCGAAACGATCGACGATGGACAACACCCTGAAACTGCGCGTCATGTTCGACATGGTCGACAACATGACGAAGCCCCTGCAAATGATGCTGACCGGCAACAAGGGGCTGGCCGGCTCGCTGAGGGATACCCGCCGCGAGCTGGATGACATGGCGAAGACGCAGAAGCGCATCGGCACGTTTCGCGAGATGCGTCGCGGCCTTGCCGATACTGCGTCGGAGCTCAGGACCGCGCGCGCGCGCGTCGACGCGCTCGGCGAGTCGCTGCGCGCGTCCGGCCCGCCGTCGCGTCAGATGATCAAGGATTTCGAGAACGCGAAACGCACGGCCTCGAGCCTGGCGGCCACGCACGACCAGCAAGCCGGCCGCGTGCGCAAGTTGCGCGCCCAGCTCGCCGGCGCCGGCATCGACACGCGCAACCTGTCGCGGGACGAGCGCAACCTGCGCGCGGCCATGGCGTTGCGCACGTCGATGATCGACGCGGGGGTGTGCGGGTACGACGCCCAGCGCCAGCAGCGCGCCGACGCCAGGCGCGCAAGGATCGAGGCGCTGCGGGGTGTCGGGGAGAAATTCTCGGCACGCGGCCAGGCCATCAAAGGCATCGGCAAGGACATGTTCGGCATGCTCTCCGAGCCGCTCGACCTCGCGAAGCAGGCCGAGAGCGAAACGCTGCGCATGCGCGCGCAGGGTGCGTCGGCCGATGCGGTGAAGTTCGCGCGCGCGCAGCAGGCCTACGGCCAGTCGACCATCGACAACCTGGGCCTGATGCGCGAGTCGCTGACGGCGCTGGGCGGCGACGAGCAGCACGCACGGGTCGCGATGCCGACGCTCGCGAACATGAAGTTCGCGAACGAGGCGCTGTTCGGCGCGGAAGACGCGAAGAAGAACGTCGACCAGTTCATGGGCATGCTGAAGGTGATCGACCTGCGCGGCGGGACCAGGAACGAAGCGGCGTTCGGCGCCGAAGCGAACATCGTGCAGAAGATGATGACGGCAACCGGCGGCAAGGTCAGCGGCGACGAGTGGAGCAATTTCGCCGAATCGGGCGGCAACGCGGCCAAGAAGTTGCGCACGGACGCGTTCTACTACCAGATGCAGCCGCTCATCGAGAAGCTGGGCGGCAAGGCGGCCGGCGCAGGCCTCGCATCGCTGTACGGCAGCGCGTTCGAAGGCAAGGCGTCCGGGCCCGCTGCGCAACGGCTGGCGGCGCTCGGCCTGGTCGATCCGAAGCTGGTCGAGCACAAGAAGAACGGCGCGATCAGCGGACTCAAGCCGGGCGCGCTGACCGGTAGCGACAAGCTGCAGGCGTCGCCGCTCGAGTGGCTCGAAAAGGTGCTGCTGCCGAAGCTCGCCGCCAAGGGGATCACCAGCCCCGACAAGGTGAAGGCCGAGCTTGCGAAACTGTTCCCCGACAAGGCCGCGGGGAACCTGCTCACGACGATGTACGTGCAGCGCGAGCAGATCCACGACACCGAACGGCAGAGTGCCGCCGCCGACGGCGTCGACGGGATGAAGGCGAAAGGCGCGGAGTCGACGCACGGCCGCGAGCTCGCCGCGCTCGCGCAGCTGCGCGACCTGAAGCTCGAGATCGGCGAGCGGGTCACGCCGATCTACAACAAGGCGCTCGACCTCACGGCAACCGCGATCGGAAAAGTTGTCACGTTCATGCGCGAGCACCGCACGGCCGCGAACGTGATCGTCACGACCCTGGCGATGCTCGCCGGGCTGTTCGTCGTCGTCGGCACGCTCGCGAGCGCGTTCGGCACCGTGCTCGGATCGATCGCGGTGCTCCGCTTCGCGATGTCGATGGTCAGCGCGTTCAACGTCATCGGGCAGGCGCTGCTGGGCCTCGGCCGGCTGGCGCTGGCGAACCCGCTGCTGGCCGTGATCAGCCTGATCGCGATGGGTGCGGTCTACGTCTGGCAGAACTGGGACACGCTCGGCCCGAAGTTCATCGCGCTGTGGGACACCATCGCGGGCGCATTCGGCGCGGCCGGCGACTGGATCGCCGCGAAATGGGACGCCACGGTCGAGTGGGTGAAAGCCGCATTGGCCGGCATCGGCGACTGGTTCGGCAACATCGGCGCACGCTTCATGGAAATCGGCGGCAACCTGATTTCCGCTCTGATCGACGGCATCACGAATCGCCTCGGCGCGCTGAAGGACACGATCGGCAACCTGGGCAGCTCGGCGCTCGGCTGGCTCAAGGAAAAGCTCGGCCTGCAAGCGTCGGACGCGCCCGGCGCAGCAGGCGGCCAGGGGCGCGCGGCGCTGACCGCCGCCACGATCACGACCGCGGCGGCCCTCGCCGGCCCGCCCGCCTACGCCGCGAACTCGTCGGCCACCGCCGCGTCGCCGCTCGCGCGCTATAACACGTCGCTCGACTACCGCCAGCCGCTCATGGCGCCGGCCGCCGCCGCGAGCGCCGCGCCTGCGTCCGGCCCGGTCGTCATCAACTTCACTGCTCCGCCCGGCATCAACGAGGCGGAGGTCGCCCGTCTGGTGCGCGTCCAGTGGGAACGCGCCGAACGCGAAAAGGCCTCGCGCACCAGCTCGCGCCTGTCCGATTGATTGTCCGCTTCAACGAAAGGAAACCCGCCATGATGATGTCGCTCGACCAGTTCGTTTTCAGCCTGGCGACCGCGCCGTACCACCAGCTCCAGCGCCAGCGCAACTGGAAGCACCGCGCCACCGCGCGCATCGGCGTGCGCGACGCGAGCCAGTTCACCGGCGCTGGCGACGACACGATCAACCTCAGCGGCACGGTCGCGCCCGAGAACGGCATCGGCGAGATCGCGTCGATCGAGACGCTCGCGCGGATGGGCGACGTCGGCGACGCGTACGTGCTCGTCGACGGCAACGGTTACGTCTACGGCGCGTACATCATCGACAACCTGAGCGTGACGGGCACGTATCACACGAAGGAAGGCGTGCCGCGCAAGATCGACTTCACGCTGACGCTCAAGCGCGTCGACGACGGCGTGCTGGCCGAAGCGCCGCCGGCGGAAGACGACGGCGCACCGGCGAACGAAGACAACGGAGCGGCCCAACGATGAGCACGTTCGATTGCAAGCCGGGCGAACGGCCGACCCGCACCGGACGCACGCAGCCGCAGGCCGACTACCGGATCACGCTCGACGGCCGCGACCTGTCGCGCCTGATCGCGCCGAACCTCGTCAGCCTGCAGCTGGCGGAATCGCGCGCGGACGAAGCCGACATGCTCGACCTGGTGATCGACGACACGCAGAACACGTTCGCGATTCCGCTGCGCGGCGCGAACATCGCGGTGTCGATCGGCTGGGTCGGCGAGCCGCTCGTCGACAAGGGCACGTTCACCGTCGACCACGTCGAGCACAGCGGCGCGCCGGACATCATCACGATCAAGGCGCGCTCGGCGTCGATGACGAACCGCATGCACGAGCGCCGGGAAAAGAGCTGGCACCGGCAGACGATCGGCGCGATCGTGCAGGCCATCGCCGCGCGCCACGGGTTGAAGCCGGCGGTCGACGCGACGCTCGCGCAGATCCTGATCGACCATATCGACCAGACGCACGAATCCGACATGTCGTTCCTGACGCGCGTCGCGAAGCGCTACGACGCCGTGATGACCGTGAAGACCCGCCATCTGCTGTTCCTGCCGATCGGCGGCGGCAAGACGGCGAGCGGCAAGCCGCTCGACGTGCTGCCGCTCACGCGCGCGAGCGGCGACCAGCATCACTACAAGATCGAGCAGCGCGACAGCTACGCAGCGGTGCGCGCGCACTACCATTCGAACGGCAAGGCGCAGCGCAAGTCGGTGATGGTCGGCGACGAGAAGGCCAGGAACACGAAGGTGCTGCCGCAGGACTATGCGACCGAAGCGGAAGCGCGTGCGGCGGCGCAGGCCGAATACGCGCGCATCCAGCGCCAGCAGGCGACGCTGAACTACACGCTCGCGCTCGGCCGGCCCGAGCTGTTTCCCGAGATGCCCGTCACCGTGTCGGGCTTCAAGCCGGAAATCGACGACACGCCGTGGCTCGTGAAGAAAGCGACGCACAAGCTCGGCAGCGAAGGCTTCACGACGGAGCTCGAGCTCGAGGTGCGCCAGGATTCGAAGAAGAAGCAAGGCGGCGCGGCGTCCGGCAAGCGCTAGCGCGGCGCCGGATGCGCGGCCCGGATCGGGCGGAAGGAAAGGAAGGCGAGGCCGAACGGAAAGCCGGCCTGCGTGGCGACTCCTGGCGCCGTCGCGCGACCGGTCGCGACGGCGTCAGGCACGACAGCGGCTCAGCGGGAGCTCTGCTGCCCGCCGAGATTCAGGCGCGCGTCCCGTCCGTCGACGCATTGCATCAACGTCGCGCGCGCATCGCGCAGGTTCGCCATCGCCTGCAGCGCGGCCTCGAGCACCTGGCCGACCGACTGCATCGCGGTGTCGATCGCCGCGTGCGCGTCAGCCCGCTCATCGTCGGTCAGGTCCGTACGGATTCGCGGGGTGAACATCGACGACCCGCGGCTGTCCGCGTGATGATCAGCCGGCATCGACGCGCCAATCGTGCCGGTGTTGTGCTCACTGTTGCTGTTCATTATTCCGGTCTCCACAAACACAGTCATCAACCGGCGGGGCCGCCTGACGCGACGGGGGTAGCCTCGGAATTCCCACCATCGCCAGCTTCGCCGGCTTTCAGAATGCTAAACCAATACTGTATGGATATACAGTGATTGTTCGGATTTTATCCGATGCGTTTGCGAAACGTCCGAACGCCACGCCCTGGCGCGTGCCCGCACGCGGGAGCATGCGCCCGGGCCGCGGGCGGCGGGCACTTCAAGGGAACGGAAGGCGGGATTTCGCCGGATGGCGGGATGGTGAAAAGACGGCGAAGCGGGAACGCCGACGCCGTCCCGGCCGCCACTTGCGGCAGCCGGATGCAAGAAGACCGGCGCGCGGCGCCGCGACCTACTTCTTCGGTTCCTTCGCCGCGCGCTCGGCCTTCAGCCGCTCGAGCTCGGCCATCGCGCGATCGACGTTTTCGGCCGTGCGCTGGTCGAGCGCCGCGCGGCGATTCTCCGGCAGGCGCTTCGCGCGCCGCGGCGTCGCCGTCTGCAGCATCGCGCCCGTGTTGATGCAGCTGGCGAGGAACGCATGCAGCGACGCCTTGCCGGCTTCGTTGAGCTGCCGGTACATCGCGAGCACTTCCGCCTCGTCGGCGTCGCGCCCGCCCTGCTCCGCCGCCGCTCCATCGACGGCGAGCCGTTCGCCGGTCAACACGTAGCCGATGTCGACGCCGATCTCGCGAACGGCCAGCAGATAGGCCGCGTCGGGAGAGCGTTCGTCCGACTCGTACGCGGACTGCGAGCGTCTCGCGACGCCGCCCACGGTCGCAAACTCATCCTGGCTGAGTCCGATCCGCAAGCGCTCGTCTCGCAAGCGACTCCCGATTTGTGTCATAAATTACCCATTAACAATTGACGCGTCGTTTTTTGCTCATTAGACTAGCCTCACCGTAACGCAAGACTATCTCAACAAAGTATACCGACCATGACCACCTCCAAAGGCCCACGCCGTTCGCCGCGCGGCACGATGTCGAACAAGCCCGTCTACGTCGGGCTGACGCCGACCGAACGCGGCGAGCTCGAGCAGCTCGCCGCGCAGCGCAACCGCTCGATTTCCAGCATGGCGCGCGAGCTGATCCGCATCGGCGCAAGCCATCTGCGCGCGATCGCCGCGCCGCGCTCCCGCACCGCGCGCCATTGAAGCGACGCGCGTTCATGTCCCCCGATCCCGCACGCGACGTGTCGATTCTGGACCACGTGCGCGCACACGCCCACTCGCCAATCGGCCAACGTTGCATCGCGCCGGCCGCACGGAGCAAGACAACATGCGAATCCTGAACCGCTGCCCGCACTGCCGCACGCGCGCCACCGCGCGCAGCAGCCGCGAAATGTCGCTGACCTTCCGCGAAATCACCTTCCAGTGCACGAACCCCGAATGCGGCCACACGTACGTCGTGAACATGGAATTCGCGCGCACGCTGTCGCCGTCCGCGATCCCGAACCTGTCGCTGCAGCTGCCGCTCTCGCCGCACGTGCGCGAACGCCTCGCGGCGCAGCTCGAGCTGCCCGTCTGACGCCCTAACTCCCGCCCCCTGCCTTGGCCCCTCGCATCGCGCCTGAACGGCGCGAGGGGCTTCTTTTTGCCGTCGAAAAGGACACGTCATGATCCCGCCCCTTGCATCGACCCTTCCTAGCCACGCCGCCCGGCGGACTGCCGGCCACGCGATTTTCCGCCACGCGGCGCGCCCCGCCTGCGCATTCGCCGGGGAGGCGCGCGCATGAACCGCTTCCTCGAACCCGCGCCGCACGACGCCGCGCTCCGGGCCGCGATCGCGGCGGCCGCCAACGTCCTGAGCTTCGACAACCCGCCGGACAGCGCCGCGCGGCAACGCGCGCTCGCCTGCTTCATCGCGGCCCTCGGCGATCGCCTCGCGCTCGGCTTCCCGCAATCCGCCGCCGCGCTGCGCGCGCTCGTCGCGTCGCCCGCCACGACCGGCAATCCGGCGCAACGCGCCCGGCAGCAACCTGACCAGCAGCAATAAACGATGGCCTCGATCGACCAACTGAAACGGCACATCGACCTGCACGACCTCGCCGTCCGCCTCGGCCTGAAGCGCGGCCGCGGCGGCGAGCGGGCGCTCTATCACTCGCCGCGGCACGAGGACCGCAGCCCGTCCCTGTCGATCTACGTGAACCACCCGAAGCACGGCACCGGCTGGCGCGACCACAGCGCCGACGCCGGGGGCTCGTGCATCGACCTGGTGATCCATGCGCGCGGCGGCACGGTCGCCGACGCCGTGCGCTACCTGCACGACGCCTACGGCCTCCCGTCCGAGAGCCCGGCGCCGGCGGAGCGCCGCGAGAAATCCACCGTCGAATACATCGCCGACCGCTGCCTCGCCGAACGCGATCGCGTGCGCGACTACCTCGGCGGCCGCGGCATCGCTGCCCCGGCGATCGACGCCGCGATCGCCGCGCGCACGCTCGGCTTCAACACGTGGACGAGCCCGAAGGTCGCCGCCGGCGACGTCGGCCACGGCGGCCCGGCCGCCGCGTTCATCGTGCGCGCGCCGGGCGACGCGCGCGTGGTCGCGGTCGACATGCGCTACGTCGACCCCGCGCTCAACGGCGGCGTCAAGACGCAGACCCAGGGCGACAAGGCCGGCTACGGCTGGACCGCCGACGCGCGCCGGCTCGACAACGCGAAGCGCGTGATCATCGTCGAAAGCGCGATCAACGCGCTGTCGATCGACACCTGCGCGCTGCCCGGCACCGCCGCGCTCGCGCTGCGCGGCCTCGCGAACGTCGAGCGCATCGATTTCGCGTTCCTGCGCGGCAAGCACGTCGTGATCTGCCTCGACAACGACGCGCCGTTCGCGGACGGCCACCCGCGCGCCGGCCACCGCCCCGGCCCGGAAGCCGCGTGGGCGCTGCACGAACGGCTCACCGCGCTGAACGTCAGCGCGGTGCTGGTCGACCAGGCCGGCTGGCTCGCCGATCTCGCGGACGGCGCGACGGCGCAGCAGCCGATCAACGACGTGAACGACTACCTGCAACTGCGCGGCCCGGCCGAGCTGCAGCGTGCGCTCGACCAGCTCGAACCGTGGCTGATTGCCGGCCTGCCCGGCGACGCGACGCGCCGCGGTCGGCCGCGCATCTTCCTGCCGCCGCACGACTTCGCGCAGTACTGGCGCTTCCGCGTGCGGCCGGACTTCACCAGCTACATCACGAAGATGGACCGCAACGAGGAATCGGGCGTCGAAACGCCGGTCATGACGGATCTGTGCGGTTTCCGCATCGCCGGCATCAGCCGCGTGTCGGTCGCGAGCGCGACGTCGACGATGACGGGCGACGCCGACCAGGCGCCGACCGTCTACTTCGCCGTGTCGGTGCAGGCGCCGCGCCACGGCGCGCAGCTGATCCGCCGCGTGATGCTCGACGACCAGCTGCACAACGTCGACCAGTGGGGCAAGTTCGGCCCGATCTGGGCGCCGGCGCCGTTCAAGCGGATGGTGAACATCCTCGAGCGCGGCGCGGATCTCGGCGCGCGCCAGGCCGCGAACTTCGTCGGGCTCGCGTGGCGCGACGGCCGGCTGATCGTCAACGAAGGCCCGGACTGCTACTTCACCGAAGCGGACAAGCAGTGCCCGTATCACAACCTGACGTTCCCGAGCGGCCTGGCCAGCGACGCGCGACGCGTGATCGCCGCGTACCAGACGACGTTCCGGCAGAACGCCGCGACGATCCCACTCGTGTGGGCGCTCGGCGGCCACCTGAAGGCGCTGCTCGGCTTCTGGCCGCACCTCACGATCCAGGCGAACAAGGGCGCGGGCAAGTCGACGCTGATCAAGCGGCTCGAACGCTCGCTCGCGTTCACGATGTTCTCCGGGCAGTCGCTGCAGACCGAATTCCGGCTGCTCACAAGCATCAGCCACACGAGCCATCCGGTCGGCTGGGAAGAACTGTCCGCGCGCCGGCAGGACGTGATCGACAAGGCGGTTGGGCTGCTGCAGGAGAACTACCAGTACACCGTGACGCGGCGCGGCGCCGACATGACCGAATACCTGCTGTGCGCGCCGGTGATGCTGGCCGGCGAGGACGTGCCGGTGCGCAGCCTGCTCGGCAAGCTGGTGCGCACGACGCTGACCGGCAAGCGCGGCCCGCTCTTGCCCGACGACCTGCCGCGCTTCCCGGTCCGGCAATGGCTCGAATTCCTCGCCGGCCTGGACAAGCGCGCCGCGCTCGACCAGTACGCGGCGCTGCGCGACCGGGCGCTGGCCAGCTGCCGCGCGAGCGGCGAGGACGACGGCGCGCGGCGCATGGCGGGCAACTACGCGGCCGTCGCGCTGGCGTGGCGCTACCTGTGCGAGTTCGCGGGGATGGACCCGAGCGAGGGCGACTTCCCGCGCGACCTGCTCGCCGAAATGAACGGCCACATCGCCGAGACAAGCGCCGATCGCGAACCGTGGGTCTGGATCATGGAAACCGTGCTGTCGGAGATCGACGGCGGCAACTACAAGCATCCGTATACGTTCGACACCGTCGACGGCGAGTTCTGCCTGCTGCTGCGCACCGGGCACGTGATGGATCACCTCGCGCACACGAGCGCGCTGCGCGACAAGTGGAACGGCCTGCCGGTGAAGTCCGACCGCGTGTTCAAGGCGCAGCTCAAGCACGCCGGCGTCGTGGTCGGCGAGAAGGAGGTCGAGCGCCGCATCTACATGCGCCGCGTGCCGTACCTGACGCCGGTGTCGCTCGAGCGCCTGGCCGCGTTCGGGCTGCACGTGTCCGTGCGCGAAGACCTGGCGTCCGACGCGATGCACGGAGGCCGCGCATGAGCCGCGATCGACTGAACCGGCCGGGGAGCGGGGAACGCAACGGGGAACGCCGCCGGGAACCCGCAGGCAGCGCGCACGAATCGTGGATTTCGCGGGTGTTCGCTTGCAAGTCCTTGATTCCTGAACGAACTGCCGCCGCGCATGGTGCCGGATTCGCCATGTGTCGGGCCGTTTTTGCCACGAGTCCGGGTTTCGCGCCGGCCGCGCCCGTCTCTTTCTTCTTTCTCTTCAACTCATTGAAAAAGAAGAAGAAAGACAACCAGGAAGCGGCGGGCATCGGCCGGCAACGCACGCCACGAGTCGTGCGCGCGTCGCCATCGGTCGCCCGCGCTGCCCGTTTTTCGCGCCATGAGTCTTGCGGGGCCGCCACGCGTGAATGATGGCAACTGATGGCAAACAAAACCCATGAAAATCAATGCGTTATGACCATTTCTCGTGCAAGCCACCATTCCACGAGTTGCGCTGCCTGCCCCCCTGACGCGCGACACGCCGAAGCGGCGACCGTCGACCTGTTCGGCGCGGCGGCCCTGCTAGGCGCGCACCCTGAAACGGTGCGCCTGAAGGCCAAGGCCGGCGCGCTGCCGGGCCGCAAGGTCGGCAAGCGCTGGATGTTCTCGATCGCTGCCCTGCAGCGCTACCTCGCCGGAGAATGGCTCCCGCGAGCGGCGCAGGGCGAACTGCCGGAGGAAGTGAACGAATGTCGCTCTACAAACGAAAAACCAGCCCGAACTGGCAATACAAGCTGTACCCCCCTGGCGGCGGAACGCCGATACAGGGAAGCACTGGCACCCGCGACAAAGCGCGGGCCCAGGAATTCCACGACCGGCTGAAGGTGGACCTGTGGAACCAGGCGCGGCTCGGCACGAAGCCGCGCCACACGTGGAACGACGCGGTCGTCCGGTACGTCGTCGACCGCGAAGGGCTGCCGAGCCTGGAAACGTCGAAGACGCATCTGCGCTGGCTCGACCGGCACCTCGCCGGCGTCGCGCTGGCCGACATCGACCGGAACCGCATCGACGCGATCGCGCTCGCGAAACGGCGGGAGCCGCGCGTGGTGCGCACCCGGCACGGCGACGTGAAGACCGGCCGGACCGTCAGCGACGGCACGGTGCGCCGCGTGCTCGGCGTGCTGAAGGCGGTGCTGAACGCGGCCGTCGAATGGGAATGGCTGGATCGCGCGCCGGTGACCAAGCGCACGAAGGTCGTGTCGAAGCGGATTCGCTGGCTGACGCCGGCGGAAAGCGAGCGGCTGCTCGCCGAGCTGCCCGCGCATCTCGCCGACATGGCGCGCTTCAGCCTCGAAACCGGGCTGCGCCGCTCGAACGTGACCGGGCTCCAGTGGTCGCAGGTCGACCTCGCGCGGCGCGTCGCGTGGATTCACCCGGACCAGGCGAAGGCGAAGAAGGCGATCACGGTGCCGCTGTCGGACACGGCGATCGCCGTGCTGCGCCGCCAGCTCGCGAAACAGCGCGCGCCCGGCTTCGTCGACAGCGTGTTCGTCTACCAGGGCAAGCCGGTCTACCAGACCACGACGGCCGCGTGGCGCAAGGCGCTGGAGCGCGCTCGCATCCGCGATTTCCGCTGGCACGACCTGCGGCACACGTGGGCGAGCTGGCACGTGCAGCGCGGCACGCCGCTCCAGGTGCTCAAGGAGCTGGGCGGATGGGAAACGATGGAAATGGTGCAGCGGTACGCGCACCTGTCGGCCGACCACCTGGCGCACTGGGTCGCGCCGCTGACGGCCGAGCCGGCACCGATGCTAGCTGCAATTTAG